GATCTTACCTATTTAAAGTTTGCCCAGTACGAAGGATCCCACACCTTCCGCTCGTTACCTTCCCTTCCTCCTTCAAACAGATCGATCCGAAAACCGATCTGTTCTAATTCCGTTACCTCCTCAACCACCTCAAAACGCGTAGCTCCTAGTGGCAATGTCGGCAAAGCCGATCTTACACGGCCGCCTCGAAGGGCAGCTGTCTCCACTCGCCAGGCGTCGTGGTTGGAAAGAGGCAAACCGAGCTGGCTCGGCAAAAAATCCCATTTTCGTCCTAATCGAGACCGTATGAAGGCGCTGACCCATTTAGGGCCAGCCTCCTTACAAACGGCAGCAGCATGAAGCATGCCGCTAAATTGTCCGGGACGAAAACCACCCTTCCGCAAATGACGGACCTCTCTCCACCGCGCCCCTACCTTCAAGAAAACAGTGCTATTAAGCTCGACCGTGTTAACCGATCTGATTGTCTTCTTGAGATTCAGCTCAAAGCCATCAGGATAGCTCCCTATCTCCCTTTCGGAAGATATGAGCGTATCGTCACCGTTGACTAATTGCCTAGCCTTCATCCCACGAGTAGCCCAACGAGAGGCTATATAGGACTGAAGGCACAGGAGGGGAAAAGAGAGGTAGCAGCCCATCATCTGGCCATGACTGACGACCTCACCACGTATGGTAGGCCGAAGAGATTCCATGGCAAGACAGTGGATGCGAGGATGAACCCTTTGGGATTTGGCAAGAGCGACACCGAGTATAGCCTCGGCCACCGGGATGAATAAACCATCCGTCGCAGATACCAAATCAACGGAAGTCTGCATAGGGTAAATGCAGACTTTCCCAACCTTCTTTTCAGTCGGCGGGCCGACACAGACCCACTCCTTCTGAGCGATGTACTGGTACATCGTCTTATGGAGCGGCCCGAGGAGATCCCAAGAAAAACTTGGGATTCCCATCGGCCTCACCTTCCCTACGCTTTTTATTTCTTTATAACGGAAACTCCAGTCCGGCTCGGGAACGTTTCCGCCGCGGAGAAATCCCTGGAATTTGGTCCATGGAAATCTTGACCAATAAAGGTCACCGCGGCTTCCGCGTTCCTTTCGCGCAGAGGCTTTGGGACAAAACGACTCACAAAAAGAGTCGTAAG